GGTGATTGGAAGCCCAAATTTTTCGCAGAGAGAGTAATTTCCAAACCCATTGTTAAAATATTGTTGCGTGGTTTTGTACTAGACAGACTGTTGCCATCATGTCACAATGCCAAATTAAAGCCATAAGTCCCGTTTCAAACGGAAATTAAGATGATATTTTCAGACCAATTTAGGAACCATTGTGACAGCATATCAGCGTAAACCTACTACTGGTGGGGTTATAATCGGCTCATCGTATGACGAGGCGCGTACACGCAAGGTAAATGCCGAAGCCGAAATCGCGGAACTGGAACTTGCCAAGATTCGCGGCACTCTGTGCATGACCAACGATGTTGTGGCGGCTTGGGAAAGCGTTCTTCACGCCTGTAAAGCAAAGTTTCTTGCCCTGCCTACTAAAGTCGCTCCAATTTTAGCCACGGAAACAGATGTTGTGGTGGCAAAGGACCATTTGGAGAATGCGATCCGCGAAGCACTGGCTGAACTGTCCAACTACCAGCCCAGCATTGACCCTGTCCGCACCGGATCGGTGACAGAAGAGGCCCCGGCAGAAACGGCGGTGGTCGAACAGCCCAAGCGTAAAGTAGGACGCCCCAAAAAAGGTCGGACGATAGTCGTATGATCGAACAAGCCACCAGAGAAGCTGCACTGGAACTAATGGCGAAGGCCATGAAGCAGATGACGCCGCCTCCGCGTATGAGTGTGGCGCAGTGGGCCGACCATGAGCGGCGACTGGACTCGCAAAGTAGTTCGGAGCCTGGTCGATGGGTAACATCAAGGGCGGAATACCAGCGCGGCATCATGGACGCTTGCTCTGATCCGCTGGTCAAAGAGGTTGTGGTGATGTGCGGTGCGCAGCTTGGCAAGTCTGAAATGCTGCTCAACACCATTGGCTATCACATGGCCCACGATCCTGCGCCAATCCTAATGATGCAGCCAACCGTGGATATGGCGCAGAGTTTCAGTAAGGACCGTGTGACGGCGGGTCTGTTACGCTCAACCCCTTGCCTTCGGGACAAGGTTAAAGACAGTAAGGCTAAAGATGCAAACAACACTACGCTTCATAAAGTTTTTCCCGGTGGCGCTCTTTCTCTTGTCGGCGCTAATTCTCCTAGTTCCCTTGCTTCTCGTCCGATTCGTGTTGTTCTTTGCGATGAAGTTGATCGATACCCTCCTTCTGCTGGTGAGGAAGGCGATCCTATATCTCTTGCCAAACGAAGAGCCGCTACCTTCTGGAACAGGAAGATCATTCTAGTATCCACGCCGACTAATAAGGGCGGAAGCCGAATTGAGTCCGCTTACACCGAAAGTGACCAGCGCAAGTTCATGGTTCCGTGCCATGAGTGCGGACACAAACAGGTTTTGGCGTGGTCAAACGTAACTTGGCAGGACGATAATCCTAGCACCGGGGCATATCACTGCGCGGAATGTGGGTCGGTCTGGTCCGATACGGATCGGCATAGGGCGGTTCGGAATGGTGAATGGGTGGCTTTTGCGCCATTCAACGGTGTGGCTGGGTTCCACCTGAACGCACTTTACTCGCCTTGGTCGGTGCTATCTGATGCCATTGAAGAGTTTCTGGCAGCGCGGAAGAACCCAATGCGGCTTAAAACCTTTGTTAACACGTTCCTTGGTGAGACATGGGAAGATGCTGGCGAAGGTGTCGATGATTATGCTGTGGCACAGCGCAAGGAAGATTACGAAGGTATCCCTGATGAGGTGGTGCTGCTGACCGCTGGGGCCGACGTTCAGGATGACCGCGTCGAAGTCGAGATTGTAGGCTGGGGCGCTGGGGAAGAAAGCTGGCAGATTGAATACCATGTAATTTATGGCGACCCGTCCACCACACAGCTTTGGCACAAGGTCGATGAGGTCTTGCTGGCAACCTATGAGCATCCGTGTGGTGAGCCAATGCTGGTTCGCGCCACCTGTATCGATACTGGCGGACACCATACACGGGCAGTTTACAACTATGCCAAGACACGCGCCGGACACAGAGTTTTTGCCATCAAGGGTGTTGGCGGAGAGGGTAAGCCAATTGTCGGGCGTCCGTCCAAGAACAACATAGGCAGGGTTCCGCTTTATCCCATTGGCGTTGATACGGCAAAAGAGGTGCATTACTCGCGCCTGAAGATGGATGAGGCTGGTCCAGGCTATTGTCACTTCCCTGCCAAGCGAGATGACGAGTATTTTAAGCAGTTGACTGCTGAAAAGCAGATGATCCGCTATCACAAGGGTTTTCCGTCGCGGGTCTGGGTCAAAACCAGAACAAGAAACGAGGCTTTAGACGTTAGAGTGTACGCAATTGCGGCGCTTACGATCCTAAATGTAAATATGGATAGCGTAGCCCGTAAGTTTTATGCTAACATGGAAAAGCATAAATTGCCAAATGTCGAAGAAGCTGATAAGCCTCATCCTTTAACGGCTGGCAAAAAGGCTGTTCGTAGAGGTGGTTTTGCTAACAACTGGCGCTGAGGGATAATGGCTAATCTTTTTGACGAGAACGAAGCACCAGAGGGCGAACCACTGAAGATCGTTGTTGGCGATTTTATTCAGTGGAAAAAATCGTCCCTTGCAGAGACATATCCACCCGCACTTTACTCAGCCAACTATGTTGCGCGGATTACCGCTGGTGGCGCAAGTGAAATACAAATACCAGCCGTTGAGCGCACAGCATATTATCTTTTTACAGTAACCAGCGCAACATCTGCTGCTTTTGTTTCGGGCTTTTACCATTGGCAGCTTGAAGTAACACAAACTTCTAGCGGTAACCGCATTGTGGTTGAGCGCGGCGAGTTTGAATTGGTTCAAGACCTTGATAATAACGGCGCTGATCCACGCACCCATGCTGAAATTATGTTGGACAAGATTGAGTCCTTGTTACAAGGCCGTGCCGACAAGGATGTATCTTCTTACTCCATTCAGGGACGCTCTATCGCCAAAATGTCCATAGTGGACCTATTGCAGTGGCGGGATTATTATCGCAAGGAAGTTTTGAAAGAGCGGCGCGATAATGCCATTGCTCTTGGCAAGCCGACCAAGACCACGATGAAGGTGCGTTTCCTATGAGTTTGTGGCGTGAAGCACTGGGCTTACCCCCAAAAGTACAGAACAAGGTAGCGAAGCGTTCCTATCACGCTGCTAACACGGGTCGGCTCTTTGCCGACTTTATGGCATCTAGCCGCAGCCCTGACAGCGAACTACGCCCTGACCTTGTCCTGATGCGCAACCGTTCGCGTGAACTGGCGCGGAATGATGTTTACGTTAAGCGTTTTCTAAACTTGCTGAAGACCAACGTGGTTGGTGAAAAGGGCATGACCCTGCAAGTTAAGGCGCGAAATACTAACGGATCACTGGATGCAATTGGCAACCAAATCATTGAAGACAGCTTTTATCAGTTTGCGCTTAAGGGCAACTGCACGGCAGATGGTCGCCTAAGCTGGATCGATTTGCAGAAGTATGTGATGGAAGCCACCGCCCGTGACGGCGAAGCATTCTTGCAGATTGTCCGCAACCGTTCGTTTATCCACGGCATTGCATTTCACCCCATCGAATCTGACCAGATTGACGAGCAGAAGAACGAAAAGCTGCGTAACGGACGCGAAATCCGCATGGGCATTGAGGTCGATGAGATGCAGCGCCCTGTTGCTTACTGGGTGAAGAAGCGTCACCCCGGCGATTCAGAATTTTCTGCTATCTCTATGAACGTATCAGATCGCATTGACGCCAAGAATATCATTCACGTTTACGATCCGCTTCGCGCTGGTCAGACACGGGGTGAGCCTTGGATGTCACCAGCGATAAGCCAGTTGAAGATGCTCAACGCTCACCGTGAGGCTGAGTTGGTCGCATCGCGCATGGCTGCATCCAAGATGGGCTTCTTTACATCCGACACTGGTGAAGATGCACCAGCCGACGATTACGACAACACTGTCCCAATCATCGATGCTGAACCCGGCACATTCCACCAGTTGCCTAACGGCGTTGACTTTAAGCCATTCGATCCTTCGCATCCAGCAACTGCCTTCTCTGATTTCCAAAAGGGCATCATTCGCGGGATAGCTTCTGGCCTTGGCGTATCTTACGCTGCGTTGTCGAACGATCTGGAAGGGACATCCTACAGTTCCATCCGTCAGGGTGCATTGGAAGAGCGCGATAGCTACAAGATGATGCAGCAGTTCCTGATGGAGCATTTCGTTATCCCTGCTTACAACACTTGGCTGCGCCACGTTATGGAATTCGGTTTGATCCCAATTCCGGTGTCACGCTTTGACAAGTTTTCGTCTGCTTCAAGTTTCCGCGCCCGTGGTTGGCAGTGGGTCGATCCTCAGAAGGAAATTAACGCAGCCGTCACAGCCATGCACAATGGCGTTATGTCGATGCAGGATGTTGCTGGTCAGTATGGCCGCGATGTAGAAGAGACATTTAGCCAGTGGCAGCGTGACAAAGAAATGGCGGACGCCTTTGGCTTAGAACTGGCATTCTTCCCGTTTGGTGCGAACGAGGCAACTAAGGGTATCGACGAAGAAGAACCGATTGATTGATTGTTGCGTAATTTGGTGTTATTGTTTTGCTGAAACGCTTTTTGGAGCAATTTATGTCAGAAGTTGAAGATGTCGTAGAAACAGAGGTTGCAGAAACCGAAGTTGCTGTAGAGGTTGAGGCTGTAGAAGCTGAAATTGTTGAAGAAGCGACTGAAGAAGCGACTGAGGAAGAGCGCAAGTCTCCGGTAGAAGTGCTTCACCGCGCCATCCACATGCAGCCAAAGGCTATCTCGGAAGAGAAGCGCACTGTTGAGATTGCTGTATCTTCTGAACTGGCGGTTGACCGTTCGTTTGGTCGTGAAATACTGGTCCACGAAAGCCAAGCCATTGATATGGGCTTTGTAGCTTCGGGCCGTGCGCCACTGCTTCTGGACCATGATCCAGAGCGTCAGATTGGCGTTATTGAATCCGTAGAACTGTCTGATGACCGTGTTCTTCGAGCCAAAGTCAGGTTCGGGCGCTCGGCACTTGCTCAGGAAGTTTTTCAGGACGTTGTCGATGGTATTCGGTCGAATGTTTCGGTTGGTTACCGCGTCAACAAAATGGAGCGGTCCACGACGAATAAGGACGAGTACCTTGTTCGCTCTTGGTCGCCCCTTGAGGTATCTGTCGTTTCTATCCCTGCTGACCCGTCAGTTGGCGTGGGTCGTAGCGCGGCTGCTCTCGAACCCAAACCTACCATTGAACCATCCATCAAGAAGGAAGTCAAAATGACTGACGAAGTAAACTTGGATGCGGTTCGGGCCGAAGCTGCTGAAGCTGCTGCCAAGAACGCATCTGCAATTATCGAACTCGCCGCTCGTCACAACAAGCGTGATCTTGGCGATGCCGCCCTCCGTTCGGGCAAGAGCATTGAGCAATTCCGTGGTGAACTGCTTGACGTAATCGGTTCGGACAAGCCACTTGCAAACGAAAACATTGGCCTGACGAAGAAAGAAATCCGTCAGTTCTCGGTTGTTCGTGCAATTGCTGCTCTTGCCAACCCAAGTGACCGTCGCCTTCGCGAAGCTGCTGCATTCGAGTTTGAAGTCTCGGAAGCTGCTGCACAGCGTTATGGCCGTGGCGCACAGGGCGTTATGCTCCCAACCGACGTTCTTGGCGTCTGGAAGCGCGACCTGAACACTTCGGACGATAACGAAATCGTTGCAACCAACTTGCTTGCTAACGAGTTCATCGACGTTCTGCGTAACGCATCGTCAGTAATGCAAGCTGGTGCGCGTATGCTCCCCGGTCTGCAAGGCAACGTAGCAATCCCTAAGAAGACTGCTGCATCTGCTTCTGGCTGGATCAGCACCGAAGGTGGCGCTGCTTCTGAGTCGGAACCAACCTTCGGCACAGTGTCGATGACGCCAAAGAACATTGGTGCATTCACCGACATGACCCGTCAGTTGATCCTTCAATCGACTCCTGCCATTGAGCAGTTGGTCCGTGACGATTTGACACAGGCTCTGGCCTTGGCAATCGACAAGGGCGCATTGGAAGGCACTGGCTTGTCCGGTCAGCCAACTGGTATTCTCAGCACTGTTGGCGTTAACAAGCCAACTGCGTTTGCTGCTGCTGTACCAACCTTTGCTGAAATGGTTGCTTTGGAAACTGCTGTTGCAGAAGACAACGCTCTGTTCGGCAACTTGTCCTACATCACGGACGCAGCCACTTATGGCGGTCTGAAGACGAAAGCTAAGGACGCTGGTTCGGGCATGTTCGTTCTCGAAAACGGTCAAGCTAACGGTTACAACGTAATCCGCACTCAGCAGTCAACTGCTGGTAACGTATACTTCGGTAACTTCGCTGACTGCTTGATCGGCATGTGGGGTGGCCTCGACCTGACGGTTGATCCATACACCGCATCGACAACCGGAACTGTCCGCATTGTTGCGCTTCAAACTGTTGACGTTGCAGTACGCCACGCAGTTTCGTTCGCATACAACAACGACACGGTATAAGAAATGTTGAGGGCTGATATTTGGAAGTCATATCAGCCCTCGACTTCTTTGGAGAATGATATGCAATACAAGTGCATTCGTGGCGTAATAACATCGCAAGGACCGCTGAATGTGGGTGATGTTACTACTCTTCCACATAGCGAAGCGTTGGTGCTTATCGCTCATAAGAAAATCGAAATCTTTGAAGAAGCAGTCCGTGTGGCTGAAGCCCCAAAGGTTGAACATCGCGATCCTGTCACAACAGAAATAGAAAATCGCGATCCTGTCATTAAGCGCAGTTCCAAGAATGGGGATTGAGAGCGCAGATGATATTCTCGACTTTTTTGAAGTCGATGATTTTGCAGACACTGCCACTTACACCATAGTAAGTGGCAGTCCTGTTTCTGTGAACGGCATCTTTGATGCCCCTCAAGCCAGCCGTGGCGCAACAGACCTGATGGACATTACAATCCCATCGCCGCAGTTTGTTTGCCGCACCGCTGATGTACCTTTCGCCTCTGATGGCGACGAAATTATCATTCGCTCTGTCGCGTATAACGTGCGAGTTGTGCTGACAGACGGCACAGGTGTATCGACGCTTATACTCGAAAAGGTGTAATATGGCTCACGTTCGGCAGCAAATCAGGGACTATGTTGCCGACCTGTTGGTTAACTTTATCTTTGATAGATTCGGTATTGTAATCCAGGATCGTTTTAATGTTAATCTTGAAGCTAGGCAGGGTGGCGAAACAGGCACTCTGTATAAGTTCCGTCGATATGCGCTTGATGAAGAAAAGCTTCCGGCGCTTATTGTTTACACCACGACTGACTTATCGCGTTTGGCGACCATAGGACAGCGGACGATGACCCACGACCTTGAACTGAGGGTGGACATCATAAACAAAGGGTCAAGCCTGAATA